TGTGCTACCGTTACACCAATCTTCAGCATTCCCGATAGGATTCGAACCTACGACCTAGTGCTTAGAAGGCACTTGCTCTAATCCAACTGAGCTACGGGAATATATTTTCAGGTACTAAGCTTGAGTCCAGATCCAAGAAGTGGACTGCCCATCGATCCGGTAAAAATACCAGTCGAAGCTTCAACGTATTTAGCTTCCAATTCCTTTACAGGATTTGCATGGAACATTACATGAATGTCGGAAATAGTAATGCCATTTTCAAAATTGGCATATGGCATGTACGGAACCATACCCATGCGACCCTCTCCCATGGGGAGTAGGATGTGTGCCTTCTTGATCGTATAAGAACCATCACCTTCGTTCATTGTTACATTACCGATCAGTTCTTCTCCACTAGCTAGCCTTAGAATAAGTGTGCTCATTTGAAATCTCCTTTAGCATTGCAGTATACCATACGGGTTCAGGATTGCAAGTCCATTTTGCGAATTTGCTTTTTTCATTGACGTAATACTTGCGATATGCAAGCACTGGATCGCCCATAGTCTTGTATTGCTCGGGCATCGCTTGAGCAAATTCAGTTAGACCGCGATTTGGCAATTCAGGAATTTGTACGCTCATTGAATACAACAGAGGAAAAGACTTATGACACTTACCATACCGCCTAGCATAGATGTGTGAAAGCGCAAGAGCATGCTCAGAAAGCCAAATGTAATTATGCTTACTGTATGTAACCCATAGCGTACAAGGGTGGTTTACAAAACACTTCTTGTATAGCTTTTCTTTATCCATTGTACTCTCAGACACATGATGAACAGTAGAAAGCATTTGTGCGCTTTCAAGAATCATCTTAACAACGTGCTTGTCGCACATGTAACTAGCAGCCATCAATGGGTCAGAATGAAGAGCGAAGATATTCATTACATACTTTCTTTAGGAGGATCATTGGTCTTGTTGATTATGACTCCGGGTATTTTAGTGGAGTCTGCAGCATAGTCAATAGCCCTCTTAAAAAGTTCTGGATCAACTTCTTCAATATACTCTAGAAAAAACGATTGGAAAACCATCGCAGAAAAAATAAGTTTTTGTTCTGCTGTCATCGATTCAGGATCGATGTTTTTAAAGAATTCTGATTCATACATTCTTACCACCAATCATTGTCTTTGGTAAAACTCCCTTTGGTATGAAACCAATTCGTTCCCATTTTTCTCGGGTCTTCTTTGTTGTACTTTCACGAAGTGTGCGAATCTTATTCTTGATTCTTTCCTTACGCTTTTTCTTACGAATACGAACTTTTCTACCTGTTGTGTTTGGCATATTATTCTCCAAAAATTTTATTGTACTGATTGTTTACTCTCACAAAACTTGCATTTTTATGCAATTGGTCTAAGTTGCTTGCTCCAACATAAGTGCAAGCAGATCTAATTCCACCCATGATTTCTTTTGCAGTATTATCGATTTTTCCTCGTTCCTCTATGACAATTTTTTTACCTTCAGAGCAACGATAATCTGCTTTGTGATTATAATGCTGTGTCATGGCATGATCGGATGCCATTCCATAAAAAGTCGGTACAGACTTTCCTTGAGTGTAATCATACTCCCATCCGGAGCATTCATCGTGGCCTGCCAGCATACCTCCTAGCATGACCATCTGTGCGCCTGCTGCAAATGCCTTGGCTACATCACCGGGATGTACGCACCCACCATCCGCGACTATACCCCAGCACCCGGGGTGATTCTTTGCTTCTTCGGCGCACTTGAGAACCGCCGAAAATTGGGGATAACCCACTCCCGTCATTTTCCGAGTTGTGCATGCGCTTCCTGGGCCTATTCCAACCTTGACAAAGTCTGCTCCTGCGTAACATAGTTCTTCTACTCCTTCTTGTGTGACAACATTTCCAGCAATAATATTTACCTTTTGACCGTGCTCTTGACGAATGATGTGTACTAGTTCCCTGAACTTTTCAATGTACCCATTTGCAACATCGATGCAAACAAACTTGAACTTGTTTGGTTTTTGCATTACTTGTCTGAATGTCTCTCTGCTTGCTGCGTCTAGTCCGATTGTCGGGGCAGAAAAATATTGTCCATGATAAGACAAAGACAAAATATCTTCAGCAGAATAATGCTTATGAAGACAGGTCAACCAATGGTGTTTAGAAAGAGCCTCTGCCATTTCTAGTGTACCTATCGTAGCCATATTTGCAGCCACAATCGGAACACCCGTCCAAGGAATGCGGCCAATTGTACGCAACAGATTTACGTCTGAACGAGAATTGACACTCGATATTTGAGGAACGATTAAAACGTCAGAATAATCTAATTGTGTTTCTTTGATTTGCATAGTTGCTTGGCATTATACCATAGAGTCTTACAAATTCCAAGCAACGATTTGGTGAAATTTTTAACTGAAAATTTTCCACGAACAGGCGACCATAGTTTCTTTGGGCAAGTTGCTCCCGCTACAGTCAATTTGACTGTTAGCCTTGCTCTAGGATTCATTCCGCAACCACATAGTTTACAATAACCAATAGGATCATCTGGAGTTTTAGAAAGACCCGGACAATTTAAGCACAACGATTTTCTGGCATTAAATACTTTTGCAGATACTTCTTGTGTAAAAGCACTATTGATTTCAAAAAGTAAATATAAAATTACTTTTTGCCAAAAAGGAATTATTTTTTTCTCTTCTTTTTTTGTGTGATTTCCAAATTGTATTAATGGGCTTGTATTGCCTTTATTATCTGGATTATTAATAATTACTTTTTCTTGTTTTTTATTTTCAATAATTCTAAATTGTTTCACGTTTTTCTTCTCCAACATCCTATTAAACCTTGTCCTCTTGCCCAGTTTGCAAATGGTATATTATCATTTTGTTGATTTGGATCATCATATACGAATATTGCATCTGCTGGACAAAATCCGCAATCATAACTAGCGGTTTCGCTTTCATCATCGGATAATGTCGAAAAACAATTTTGACAGCAATTCCATTCTGGGTCATTAGGAGTATAATATGTTCCAGTAATTGTGTCATAACAATAATTTCCGTCAAAACAAGGGCTAAACTGACAAGTTACATCAAAATTTCCACAACCGATTATTTGAGAACCCCCCTCAGCATAATCATCTGGATCTGGAGCAACATAGCATTGGCCCACATAAGCATAATTGTTGCTGTCATAGCATGTAACGCCCGGAGATGCATTAAATAAAGCCTTATCTCTTAAATCGCATGGAGCATCATATGTTGTACCTCTAAATTTAGCTAATGCACCACCTAGCAATTGTACATTTCCGCACAAAGCAATTCCAATATATCTGCATATAAATTGATGTTGAGTAGATGGTAGGTTTAATACAGATTGCAATTCCCCCAATGAATAATGAGTATCTAAAACAGGATCTACACAATTTGCCAAAAGAATTTGGCCATCATTGTAAGCCTTACATTCATTATTTAAATACGCTACTTGCTCTGACTCATCTTTTAAAATTCCTTCACATGCACAAAAACTTCCTTTATACTGATCGATCATATTTGTATTTGTCATACCAATAGATCTTAATTGATCTTCTGTAATATTAAACATAATACTTGAACAATCAAATTGATTGTCTGATGTGAATGCTATTCCATAATTTGTTGGGGTGCAAATACCCCAAGTTGATCCAGATGTAACAGGTTTAGATTGCTGAAATTCACTTATACTATTAAACTGTAAGGCATTGTTTGCAGGAAAGTTATCAGCATTAAAACTTTCGAAAGCTCCTGTATTGGGATTTAAATCATTTCGATCAATGTTGGTTGGATCATTTAATCCATAATCATATCCTATTATCATTCCAGACACACCGGAATACTGTCCAAAATTAAAATCTTCGATATTCGGCTCACCGGATGTTAACCAAGCTTCAATTGCTTCTTGTGGATATTTTGGACTTCTACACCATCTAGATGCAAGATATAAACACTTATCTTGAAAATCTAAAGATAATGCACAACCTTCACATTTTTCTATTAGTTCGCAGCATTCGGAAGTAAACATTCCTATAAAATCCGAATATGATATACCATATGGACCATATGATGGTGCTGCCTCCCAATATCTTTGTTGCGGTAGTCCATATGGCCATTGTTCTTCATTACCATTTGCTGTTATAGCATTATGTACTATAGCATTTGTTCTTTCACAAAAATCGTATTCTTCTAAACAAACGTCGGGAACTTCTGTAACTTCTACTCCACCTACAGTAAAGAAACCGTTACCGCCTTCTTCATAGGGATTGGTTTTTCTAAATGCAATAGGACCATACCAATTAAAATCGTAAGATATAATATTAGTATTATTGTTATAATTTATTTGTAAAGCATCATTTTCTACTGCAATACCAGCACATTCACTAGTAGCCGTAGATGATACATTTTCTGATGGAGCGCATGAGGCATTAAATGATTTGAATTCCTCTCTATTGTAGAGAGGTTTATCACTACCCGCCGAAAAACAAGGTTTAGCATAACATACCGTACAATTTTCTCTTGTTTTTGTTAGTGGTACATCAAATGTGGTATTATTATATAAATCTTTTTCTTGCTGTGTTTTTTCAACAACTTTAAAGGGTACAGTAGAAGTATCCCATTTCATATCTCTGCTTTTATATCTTACAAAGGATACTTCTGAACGCCCTGCTGGTCTAATTGCACGATATTGGAATGCCCCACCCCCCGGACAATCAACATTCTCTCCTGTCTCTTTTATACCATTGCTATGTGTTGCTAAAAATACATCCGGATGATCTGAATATGTACTTCTACCACAATATGGATCTAATAATAAACCTGGAGTAGCAGTAGGAGAAACCGGATCTATGCAATCTCCGAATAAACAATGTGTTCCCGGATTCCAAGCAAAATCAACATTTCCTGTAGAGGTACTAACAGGCAATGAGCATTGATTAATTTGTGAATGTGCTAATACTCTAGAGAATGAAGGAAAATCTGTATCTATTGGGCCTTGTACAAATCCATATTTTCTATAAAACCAATTATCTTCAGGTTTTCCATTCACCAAACCACGACCCCACGCCGAAAAATCCCATCTTCCCGGTTGTACTAACATATAGGTATATGTTATTTGCGATAATTTTGCAACTAAACTCAATTTTCTTCTTTCAATGATTGCTGGATCATCTGAAGGATATGAGTTTGTCCATATTTTATTATCATTTATAGGGGTAAATACATTTACATATTTCATTGCCTGCAAATCTTCAAGCTCATCGACAATATTTTTATTTTCGTCTTTAAATAAACACTCAGCGTTTTGAATTCCAGAACCTAAAATATCAAACGGCATAAACACATTAACTAATGTATTTTCTTCCACTGCGTCAAATAAACCTACAATTGCCAATGCTCTGCTTCTTTTTCTTACCGGACCCAATGGAACAGGGAAAACGGCTTTTATAAGCTCATCTTTTCTTTCAATTGACAATTGCCTGAAATCTTCAAGTGTTCCTGTTATAGGAATAGGCCTTTCTATATTCAAGGCAGCAAATAAATCATATTGTGTTCCAGTAATTCCTAAAGATTCTCTGAAATATTGTTCAGCAACGATTATTTCTTCATATGCTTCTTGTCTCCAATCTTTAGTGATTATATTATTAAATTTTACTCTCGCCATTTCTGTTAAAAACGATCTTACAATATCTGTATTATTTTCATCTGGATATGGTTGAGGACCATTTATTCCGAAATTACCAATAGGATTATTAAAATAAGCAGTAAAGGCTCTCATATTTGTTATAACTAAATCTGGAGGTATTAATGCATCGGGATAATCCATTAAAAATTCATAAATATCAAATTCAAAAAAAGGAATAGCCGAACAGCCATAAATAAATCTTCTAGGTATGTAAAAACTTAAAGGCGCATTTGCTTGTCCTTCCGAGAAATAATCTACATTACATGCTCCTGCTTCTCCAAGACCCCAATGATGTTCGCATTGAATAAATCCTAGAATCTGTGCTCGTAATGGAGTCGCAAAACCACCTGTTATTTGAACTCCAGATGGAGAAGTTTCTAATTCATTTTGATTAAAATAATTTACTCGTCGTATAAACGGCCAAGGATTACCTTGATTATATGCAAAAATTTGCCATGCCCACGGATAGTGTTGCGCCATAATTCTTCTTCTATAAGGCGAAACACCCATTGCATTGCAATACTCTGTATATTGCGGCGAGGAAAAACCTGTACTAGGGGTTTGACCTATACGCTGAACTGTACAACATCCATCTTCTCCTGGTGTTGAGCAAGGATATCCACTTTCCTTTGATGGGCCTGAAGATGTTTGATCTAATAAAGCTCCAGTGAAATCATTAAATTCAAAAGAATTTATACCGAGACCAATTCCGTTTTTTAGAGTTGTAAAAAATGCTGAAAACCTACCACCACCACCATAATATGTTTGATGATTGTTAAATGAAACGTCATCGTTTGCATCCGGAGGACTAGAAGCCACATTTCCGATTAGAGTGTGATTACACGCATCACCTTGTGCTATTCGTGATTTATGTAAATTGTTACCCGGGGCATCTCCTAGTCCGCCAAATTGAGAATCAGAAACATATTCGGTAGATTCACATTCTGGTATATTTGTTGTATAATTCAACATATATGATGGATTCCACCATACCCAGTAAGATCCCATTTTTTTATATTCATACGCAAATGCGGGAGATGCGTCTGTCAAATTAAAGTTTATATCCGATAAAGTACCAACATTTATTCCTTGATATAAAATTAAATCGTCATTTAAATTGATTGGATTTCCAGACCACGTTGTTATTCTATCTCCCCACATGCAAGTATTGCAACAAACATCAGGACATCCTGTTGGAGGAGGAGGAGGAGGGGCTTTAGTTGTACCGCAGCAACAAGTAGATAAAAAAGTCATAGTTCAGCTTCAATTTTTTCAACCACATCTCTTAGAGTTTTCATTTCTGTCGCTAAAGCGCGCCAGTCTTTCTCATCTAAAAGATATTCTTCATATGTATCGATGCAAGAATGAGCTTTTTTGATTAGACTCAATAGATTTTCTTTTAATTCTTGCTTATCCATATACTATGTATTTTCAGAATCTTCTTTAGTTACTATAGGAATAACATTTTGTGGGGCTTCTCTTGCCTCTGTGATTTTTATTCTATTCTTTTTTACTTTTAATCCCGCACTTAAAATTTCTATTGGCTGTTCGCTTGTTTTTGTTTCAAGGGGTTGCTGTTCTTGAATTGCACCGAAAGGTTTTCCTTCTTCTTTAGCTCTATTTAAAAGGTCTACTATATTTAAAATTCTTTCGTTTTTCTTTTCTTGTGCTTTTGTTTTTTCTACTTTTATATCAACACTTTCTATAGTTCTATAGTAAAAACTTCTATAGAATCTTATATCCATATCAAAGACAGTTATCAATCCTGATTTAGGATAGGGTGTATTTATTACAGACGATCTCAATCTTGAATTAACTCTTGGAACCTTTAGTTTACCGAAAAATCTAGCCTTACCAGAAGTTCCAGCATTTCCTAAAGTAGTATTTCTGGTACAAGTCATTACTCTTGTTGCACCATTTGAAATTTTTCTGAAAGTGACAATGCAAATATATTTTTCCAGTGCTTCCATTAATTCGGACATGGATAAAGAATCGGATGGTGCATAATCAGAGTCTGTCTGGGAAATTTTAAAAATTTCCCCATCCAGTCTTTCTAATTTTATGTCTAGAGAAGATTGATCTTCTTCTGTTTCTTTTTGATTATTATTTTCTTGCGGATTTTGAAATATCGAAGATAAATCTAATCCCGATGTTATAGGCTGAACTTTTTCGAAAGGATTACTTGGCTGGTTTGGCTGGGGCATTTACACCTCCAGTTAAATTTGGTTTTGCTGTTGGTGCTCCACCAAAAAATCTATCGTAATCTTGCATAAAACCGAAGCCTTCTGGCACTCTATTCTTTAAATCTGGTTGACTGTAATAGTCAGCTGGTCCTTGAGATTCTGGTTTTACTGAAGACGCAAATGGCTGTGTTACTTTAGAAAGCTTCTCTAAAGCCGTTTTTGGTAATTCGCCGGGTTTCATACTATATTGTCTCTCTTGTTCTTTAGCTCTTGAAATTGCTTTATCAACACCAAATTGATTTTTGTTTTGTGGTGTTTGCAGTCCTATGTACTCGTTACCGATAAGCCCAGTCCCAAATAATCCTCTATAAATTGCAGATCCAGCTAACATGCCCCCCGGAGTAGCTGCTTTTGATTTCAAAAATCCTTTAATTTCATCTTTTGAAAGTTTTAGATTTCCAATTTTAACTGTATCTGGAAGTATGCTAAATATTGTATCCATTGCTCCACTTGATATGTCCTGAGTAATACTATATCCTATTATACTTCCAATAACGGATTCTACATTTCTTTGTTGTTGTAGTCTAAACTCAGCAGGATTATCTGTTTTGTTTATATCAGCTATTACTTTATCAATATGTTCTTGCGAAAATAAAGAAAAAATATCTGGTTCTTTTTCTTTAGTAGAAGTTGAATATTTCATATATTCATCTTCTACTTGTTTAAGTCTTTCGGGCGAAATTAGTGGTTTACTTTCGCTTTCGGGCTGATTTGGCGTTTGGCTTGGGCTTGCTTTTTTTTGACGTTCTAGTTCTTCAGCCTCAGCTTCCAGCTCTTGTGCTAATTCCTCTATAGTTTTAGGGGGTGCTTGTTCAAATAAAAGATTTTTTCTATTAAACTTCATTTTGCGTATTTGAATAGAATTGTTGTGTTAAATTGATTAGTTACACCTTCGGTTGAAGCATATCCTAAAGCTAGATGATGAGCAATAATCATTTTTTCCAATAGATTATCACTATTCTTTAAAATTACTATGATACTTTCTGGTGCTAACATTACTTCAAAATGTAAAAGTCCTTTAAGAACTCTGGCTAGAGTATTTTCATTTGTATGGGTACGATTTGTATCGATATTTTCTACTTGAAGAACATTCCCTTCCTTTATATAAGAAAGTTTAAATGTTAAATCGTCATATCCGATTTCCATTTGGCTATCGGATATGGTTTTGTGGAAAAATCCTTTAGGGTGTTTTTTGAAGTTTGCCATGTTAGTTCTTAATATTTATGATTTCTCTGGTTGCAACTGGATTAGTAGATAGCCTTATTGTTATTTGGGATGGAAATTGTGATGTGACGTTTAAAATCACGAAAGAACCATTTTTACCTGGAACGCCATAATATGAAATATTTGAATCTATTAAGGCTTGTTCTGTAGAATTTAATGTTAGAGATTCGAATATTAATGAGTAAGTATAATTTGTTCCATGCGAAGTATCAAATTTATAAATCCTGTTTTTAGTCAAAGACGGAAATCTAGTTGCATTGTCTATGTAAATAAATCCACCACTAATTATACTTACCTTATAGATTTCATCAAACTCAGCACCCAAAACCACATTGGTGGCTAGAGCACTTCCTGTTTCGCATGATCCTCCGACAGAGAACACATCTTCAGTATATGCGGATGGATATTTAAATTGTCTTAAATAAGACTGCAGTTCGGTTTGATTTTCAAAACACTCAAGAAATATACCTTCATTATCATACAATTTAGATGATCCCAATTCTGTATCGTCAGAAGATTTTGAAAGATCATTGATACCGCGCATAAACACTTTAAATTGTGTTTGCTGTCCGATATAATTTTCATTTACTACTGAATCTGTTAAGAATAATAGTTCCTCTCCGTTGTCTAGGGTTTTTACATATGAAACCCCAATATAACCCGGATTTAATGTAGAACCATTCACAGATATAAAATCGCCGTAATACAGGCCCAGATTATTTAATAATTCTCTACCTAAAACATTTCTAATGACATTATATGTCGTTCCAGATAAACCAGCAAGTCTATTAAACTGTGGTGGTTGAATGAAATAATCTCTATTATACTTTGTTATTTCGTTATCGATATTTTGTATTGCAACCACATCAGCAATTACAATATTATTGACATACGAATCAAAAATATATGTTCCACCTAGATTGGCATCGATTACTTCACTTTCATCCAGATATTCTGCATTTGATACTGTAAAAGTATAACCAGTTGTGAGACCGCCGAAAAAAAGAGCTAACTCTTCAAAATCACTGCTCTGAAGGCATTCATTATAGTCTATTAAAACTTTATTATAGCTATCGAAATAAACAAATTGTGGACTGCATTTTAGTCTCTTATTGTATAGACTATACTCGTCAGATTGTAAAAGTTCGATGCCGTATAGAGTAGCCCCGCGTACTTCTACGAATGCATAACTTGAAGGTGATGAAAAATGCATTTTTTAGTATGCTAGGTAATATACAGTAGTGGCAGCAGTGTCAGATTTTACGAAAAGATTGTATGGATTGCTTATTTCTATAAACAATTTTTCTCCTGGGTCCATTTGGAAACCAGTGGCTCCTGTGTTGCCAGTAACATAAACAGAATATCTGTTTGATGCTGCTGACTTAATTTGAACACCATAAGTCACACCTATACTTGTTATCGATGTTAGTCTCTGGAATGAAGTCGTGGTCGCTAAAGATCCAGTAGAAACAGTTGAAACAAGTTCTGGCATGGTTTTTATTTTACCAGTACCACCAGAAAGATAAGTCGATATATTCGCTACATTGGTATTTAATGTATTTCCGAGATATGCAGCATTTCCGCTAATTGTAGATAGAGTGGATTCTATGGTTGTTCCAGTGATAATTACTGGGTTTCCACCAGTATATCCCTGTATCTTAAGCGGTGAAGAGACATCATTGATGACCGCTACAGTAGATGCAAGATTAGCAGTGATGCTGAAAGAACCACCAGCCAACGAAACATAAAGTGCATTCACGCCAGTACTTGTATCTATTGAAGCAGAGGCAGTCGTATTTCCGCCAATTATCTTTGTAAATACAGGATACGCTGTACTGGCTGATTGGATGTAACCACCTCCACCTGTAGTGAAGGTATCGGCAAGAGTATTTACTAGAACACCAAATGTAGTACCAGATCCTGTGTTTAGGGAATTTGAAATGGTCGTTAGCTTGGTGTTTGCCCCAGAATCGGTGACCGATACTGCGGCTCCAGAAATACCAGCAACTTCAAGATATGTGCCAGAAACATTTCTGACATAGGCATTTGATATTGCATTTAAAGTAAGTCCATTTGTAATTCCGTATAGAGAAACGGGAAGTGGACTCGTAGCACTCACTCTATTGGTAGTAGTATCGCTTCCCCATGCAATTTTGTTTACTTGAACATGGTGGGTGAGGAATGTGCCAGCATCTCCGGTTGTGCCATAATCCGTAGCGATGCTTGCAGTATTTCCTCCAGATGCTACAATAGTTACATTGTCGTCAGTATCAGCTGCCATTTTATCTCCAGTTTCACTAATATATAGGTTATATTATGTTCATAGACATTTCACATAAAAACGAATTTTCAAAAAAAGTAGAAGATTACGCCCTCAAACATAATTGCACCTATATGGATGCAGTTTTGAACATTGCTGAAGAATACAATATTGAACCGGAAGCAGCAGCAAAGCTGATTTCGAAACCAATAATTGAAAAACTTTCGGCTGAAGGTAAGGCAATAAATCTTGTTAAAAACAACAAGTCTAGACTTCCCTTTTAATATTTTCGTAGTATCATACTCTCATTAGGCCAAGGTAGTCCCTTGGGGAAAGGTTTTATATGTCAAATTTTAGCGATTTCAAGAAGCGTTCTAAGTCAAGTATCGAAGATCTAACCAAGAAGATTGAGGATCTGAATAAGGAAGCCTCATTCAAGGATGATCGGTTTTGGAAGCCAGAGGTTGATAAGGCTGGCAACGGCTATGCCGTTATCCGTTTCCTTCCTTCTGCACCCGGTGAGGATATTCCATGGGCTAAGGTCTACTCTCACGCCTTCCAAGGCAAGGGTGGCTGGTTGATCGAAAACTGCCCAACCACGATTGGTCAGAAGTGCCCGATCTGCGAAGCCAATAGCGAACTTTGGAATAGCGGTATCGAAAAGGACAAGGATATCGCTCGTAACCGTAAGCGCAAGCTTTCGTACATCTCCAATATCCTAGTTATCAGCGATCCTGCCAATCCTGCCAATGATGGTAAGATGTTCCTCTTCAAGTATGGAACCAAGATCTTTGGTAAGATTCAGGAGGCCATGCAGCCTCAGTTCAAGGATGAAGAAGCCATCAATCCATTCGACTTCTGGAAGGGTGCTAACTTCAAGCTAAAGATTCGTAAGGTTGCTGGTTACACCAACTACGATAAGTCTGAGTTTGATGGTGCTAGCGAACTCTACAAGGGTGATGATGAGAAGCTGGAATCTCTCTGGAAGAGCCTCCACAAGCTGAACGAGTTCGTCATTCCAACCGAGTTCAAGTCGTATGATGAACTCAAGAAGAAGATGAACGATGTTCTTGGCGGTGATCTTCGTGACATTGGTGCTCAGTCCAAGACCATTGAAGATGAAGATACCCCATCAACGCCAAAGCGTTCTGGGCCTTCTGAAAGCGAAGACGCGATGACTTATTTTGAACGTCTATCGCGGGAGAATTAATAACTTAAGTTTCTCCAACTAACATCAGAAATTTTTTGGTTCTGAATAATCAACCCGGAGTCCCCAATACTATTGAGGCTCCGGGTTGTTGTTTCTGTCTTATGTGGAACTGGATTCCTCTGTCCTAGTATTGGAGGTATTTTTGGCGCAACGGCAGAATCTGAACCCTTTCCAATATATTCTTCTGGCTTAAATTTTTCTTCATTTATCTTAATCAAATTTCCAGATTGAATTGTTTTCAATTCTTGGATTTTTTGCATTATGACTTCTTCAAAGTCTTCTTTTTGCTCGTAGATTGGTAATTGTTCAGCTTTTGATTCTACCTTTATCTTGTCTTGTTCAGGTATTTTTCTTTCTGCCTGTCTTTCTTTCTTTTCCTGAACAGACATTTCTTTTTCTTTGGTTGGTATCTTAGCTTCCTTTACCTTTGGTGGCTTAGGAGTTTTATCTTCAGTTTCTTTTGCTGAAACTTCAGTAACTTTTTCTTTGGTTGGTATCTTAGCTTCCTTTACCTTTGGTGGCTTAGGAGTTTTATCTTCAGTTTCTTTTGCTGAAACTTCAGTAACTTTTTCTTCCTTTTCATCCTCTTTTTTATTTTTTTCTTCAGAAATATCTGTAGAAACTTTTAAAGCTTCTACATTGGCTTTTGCAGGAGCAGTAGATTTTTTTGATGTTTCAGCATCTATGCGAGTTTGTACCTCTTGCATTTTCTTGTCATAAACATCCTGAGTGATTTTTTTATCTTCCAGATCTTTTTCTATTGCCTCTTTTTCTTTATTCAATTTAGACAATGTGTCTTCTTGGGGAGAAGATTCTGTCAACATCATCTTAAAGAAATTTGGTTGTTCTGGATTCATCATAATTCGTTATAGCCTTTCGATGATGCTGCCTTTAGTTTCTTTTCTGTTTGGTATGCCTTTATCTGTGATATGAATACATCCAATTCCCAAGGCATCATTCTTTCAATCTCAGATAATGAAATTTCGTGTTTGTAAATAAGATTAAAGAATTTTACATACTTATCTACAAGAGATTCATTATCGAGAATTAGGAAAAAAAACGCAGATGTTCTCCTATTATTGCTGTTCTTGTAATTCCATCTGAAGTTGTATAATTTACTTCAAAATAAAGTTCTGGATTGTTTTCGATAAAATCCTTAATCTTATTATATTCATCAATTTTTAGATTTTTCAAGACTTCTACTCTTTCTTCAAGAGGAAGATTGTCCATTAAAAAATATTCATCATTGTTTTCGAAGGATTTGATGTGTAACGCTACCTTTTCCTCAGCACTCAAATCCTTTTCTATACAGTCTTTTGCTTTTAAACTTTCAAATGTAACTACTTCTCCGTTGTTTAAGTTTAAAGTCTTTCCTTCTATAAGATTGATCTTATGATCTAATACATTTATTGAGAGTTTATGCTTCTCCTGCGTAGTAGGACAAGTGATCTCCAGATCTATTTGTTCACCCATAGACTTTGCTCTAAGGAATAAAAAGCATTGTTCGACTAGTGCTAGTTCTGCCTTTGATGATAATTGAGAATCAAAACAATCGTTGACTAGATCAATTACAGTTTTGATTATTAAATCATTTCTTGATTCTTCTTTGATTATGGATAGATTTTTTTCATCTTTTATCAAGAAAGGGCGAAAATAAACTTCTTTTCCATTTAATAATTTTGCTTTGTATTTGGGTAATCTTTTTTCAAAATATGACATATAATCCTCAAGATGGTTTAAAAGTATAAGTTCTAAAATTAAATTCTACAGTAGCAAACATTACTGCATTTTTTTCTGCTTCTCCAAATTCTAATGGGAAAATTCCTATTGGATAGGCTTCCGAGAATATGAAAGTTGATGATATCTTGTCTTGTAAGTTTAAAGAAACTAAAATAACTTGACCAAGAATATCGGTATAATTGTTTACATATGTGTAGCGATTGTTAGAAAATCCAGTTCCACTTCCATTTAACTTTGAACCATCGTTGACTATACTTTCAACCCAATCGTTTATTGCTTTGAAATTTGTCCATTTAGCATCAATGGCCATGGTTAATAGTAATGAGCTGGTCTTATCAAAATCAAAATTTACTGGAACATTTCTACCGATATTTGGACCTGTTGTAAAGTCTCCAATGACACCTACTGACTTATTGGGAAATTTAGCACCAAAAATTGGAATTGAATCTGCAACGGTATCTCCGTTTCTAGTAATGCTTACCTCAAAGCGATTGCTTCTTTGGAGACCATAAGTCTCTACTTTATTTTTTATGTAACTTATTGAGCTGTTAATTTGCATTGAACAATGTCTTTTCTGTTAAAATTTTAAACTTCCAATTATTTTTTTCGCATAAAATTTTAGTAGCATTCCACTTTGCTTCATTTACAAGATATTGGATTTTTGCTTCCATGTATGTTTTTGTTGCCTTTTTCTTTTTTTCTGGTACTTTTGTTTGTTTATTTGGTTTTACTTCTATGATGAAGACTTGTTCTTTTCCTTGTTCTTCTGTTAAGATTATGAAGTCTGGATAATAAGTGTGAACTTTTTTATCGACTGGTGAAAGATATGGGATTTTTATTTTTTCATATCCCCATTTTCTAACCCTTTCTGTCTCATCCAAGTACTTGCAAAATTTTCTTTCCCATAAAGATTTTGTATAAACATAATTAGTTCCACCCATGTATTTATGGGGATTTGAAAGTAAAAATTTTGTTTTATACGGCATACAATATCTATACATAGAGCATGGGAGTTTATAAATATCCAATCGCATATTCGGCTGAAAATCCTTTCTGGATCTACTTTTCGGCTGCTGACTATTCTGTAAGAGCACAAAATAGAACTAGAAGCGGAGTTTCATCAAGAGCAGTAGAAACGGTTATACTTCCTCTGCCAATGGTTTTTGATCTTGAAACAAAGCACCTGTTCAGCGAAGAATTAAGCTTTGTTGGACCTCACCTAAGCGTTGCTGGTATGGCAAATGCTGGTGGTCCTCTTCAATTGACAGAAAGAATTGCTTCTTCTGTTTTTGGCTATGTAGAACCACTAGTCGCAACAGAGACTTTTAGACGTTTTTCAAATATTACTGAATTATCTTTGATTGCTGAAGCAAGAAGAGTATTTGCATTTCAATATTTATTTGTGCCTAAAACAAAAGAAGAAGCGAATGTGGTTTGGTCAATTTGCGATTTATTTCAAAGTATGTCATATCCTATAGCTGCTGGAGCACCAGAAAAGGTATATCCACCACCGCTTTGGAGAATAGCAGGGAATAATTATAAAGTAACATCACAGTGGTTACTGGAACCTCTTGTCTGTGTTTTATCAGCTGTTGCTGTAAGTCCAATTCCTCAGCAAGATGCATATGTTCCAAGATATAGAGTAGATGGAAGCCCAGTTGCAACAAGACTTTCACTCGTTTTCCAGGAATTCGAACCAGGAACAAGAGTTCCCGGTGTTTTTGGTGGTATTGTAAGCAAGTCGGAAATAGCCGCATCACTATTATGAAATTGAATATAAAAAATACAGTTACGTTATCCAAAGTAGATGGAAATAAAGATATCAAAATAGCAGATATCTTTAATAAAATAAAACTACCAGAAACAGTAGTCGAGGCTTTTACTCCGTCTGAATATTTTTCGCCCGAGCAAGTTTCATATGCCAAGTACGGCGATTCAAATAAAAGTTTTCAAATTCTTCAAAAATCAAATATAGTAAATCCAAAATCAGATTTACCAAAAACAAAATATTTTATCACAAAAGAATTAAATTCTATTTACTATATTTTAAATGCTTTACCCAATTTGCAAGTTGGAGATATCATAGTTAAAAAGGTTGGTTCATTCTTTGATCCAACAAATAACTTTTTTGTGATTACTTCAATTCAAAAAATAACATCAACTGACAATATTGCAATATCTACAAAGTATAAGGGTAAATTGAATTCTACTGATCCTGTAATGGTAATTAGAAATGGATCTGTTTTTTATGCTGATGCTACCATAACTCAAAGCAGTACAAAAAATAAATTTCCACTAAATTTTGTTTCTGACGATGGCGGTAAAATTCAAAAATATGATCCTAATTTAATCAATAGTCACTTCTCAGCATCAAAAAGTGGTTATGCTTTTGCCGATACATATTCTTCCACAGAAGGTCAAGTATCAAATACTCTTAGTACATTTACATTGAACAAAATATAACATGCTTCCTAATTTTATTAAAATAAGAGAAATATCTTTTTATCATTATAGTACAGATGCTTTTGAAAAAATATTAATAGGAGATACTGAAATAGGAACTCCGACCTTTATTTTTGTTGGTGATTCGGTTTCAAGATCGATGTTTGAAAAATTAGAATTTAGCAGTGGTATTGATCACATTTATGCAAACGGCATTTTAGTTTTAAAAGATCGTGGAGATCTTATAGGCAAATTAAATCCTTCTGGAAAAGATATAATAAAAGTTGTTATAACATCAGATGCAGATGAGAGTGAGAGTATAACTCAATATTATGTTGCATCTGAAGTGGTATACTCAAGTGCAGCAACTGAAAGAAAATATACAAAATTAATAACATTCAAACTATTATCGCGAAATTTGTATAGAAATGAACGTGCTGTAAATAGCCAAGATACTACTGAACTAAAATATGGATTTATTGACAATAGCAATTTGATGTTCAATAGAGTTTGTGAAAATGTTCCGTTTTATCATAACAGATCACTTGCTGCAGACGGTACAGCACGAGCAACAACTAGAACTTGTTATTATCTTAAGAACAAGAATTTAATTTATCCAAATAATAGAGTAACCGACGATAGCCCAATGTCTCATTTGCTTTATATGAGCAAATATGCATTACCTCTAGATTCAGAAAATATGTATCCTTCTTACTATGTGTATGAGGATGCGAATACCCGTTTACAGTTTAAAAATATATTACCAGAAAATGTAGGAGCTGTTACTTATCCAACAAAATTCATTGTGAGTACTGTAAATACGATTCAGGGAAAAGAAGTTCCATTCGATATTACACCGACAAAATCATTCTCTTTTTCGGAGCTGTTAAATTCAGGTGCTTTAAGCTCATACTATGAATGTGTATTTCCTGATTATTACAAATATTATATGGATTTCTTGGGAAATAGCGAATTCATAAAAACAAATATAGAATATAACATAACTGATTTAAATCCAATGTTTGAGAATTTATGTTCTCCAGCAGATCGCGGTTTATCTTATACGTTTAATGATGGTGTGATAGAACAAACGATTGAAGTGTGTATTCAATCAGATATTGATACTGGTGAGTGCCTAGAATCTGAAACAGAAACAATAGGTGTTACCCAATATTATGTCGCTTATATACCAACAAAGCGAATGGCAGATAATAAACCCTATGGTTATTATGATTCAACATATTTAAATCTTTCATACGAACCAGTGTTTAATGTATTTGCTAATGTTGATTCAACAAAAAGCACAACTAAAGTTTATCAAACAATGTTTGATATTTTTCC